GCCCACAGACTCAATTGGTTGTTTTTGGGGGCTGTATTTTCAATTTTAGGTTTTAGGCTAAAATAGCCAACTCAGGTTTGAATTTTCATACCTGGGTGTAAAAAAGGCTATTTTGGCCTTGGAAGCATGTGCACAAGGTTTTGTTGTCACATTTTTTCAGTTTAAGTTTAAACGGTAGATCCCGCTCAAAGTTGGTTTGTTTTGAAGATTATATGGAATGCAGCGATCTGACGAAAGGCGAGGCGCAAAGGTATTTAATTGATAGAGAAACAAATACATTTGTGTTTATGTTGAAGTGTATCTTTAAAATATATGTTTTTAATGTGCACAAATTAATATACTATAAAATGTCAGTACTATGATTTTGACTCCAGCGACGAAGAAGACGGTGGAGGAAGGGATAGTCGAAGCGTGGAACTTTCACGCGAATCTTGCGGGTCAGTGCATTCAGCAGTGGGAGATGGATCCGGAGGCGAATCTTTTTCTGACTCCGATGGAAGCGGAAGTAGAAGAAAGAGAAAGCGATCAGTTGCTGAGCGAATGTTGGACCTCGAGGCTGGAGAGTCCGGAGTCAAGCGTAAGCGGAAGTCTGGACGGAAGCCAGGTCCAAGTCGAGATCCTCAATACCGGAACTGGGTCTTTACTTGGAACAATTACCCAGCCAACGTCGTTGAAATACTTAAAGACGACTTCGAAAAAAAGTCAAAATGCACATTCTATGCTTACAAGCCTGAAATTAGCGCCTCGGGGACGAGGCATATACAAGGAGTCATTTTTTTTAAATGCGCCAGAAGTCTTGGCGGAGTACGAAAATTGGCCCTCGGCAAAGCGCACTGGGAGCGTATGCAAGGAACCGCGGATGAGGCAGTCGGGTATGTGGAGAAGGAGGCCACAGCAGACCTTGGAGCTGGATTTGGCCTCGTATCTTTCGGCTCGAGACCAAGCGGTAGAGGAAACGGCCAGGGTGCTCGTTCAGATCTCGGAGCAGTTGGTGCTGCTATTAAAGGAGGCTTCTCAATCCGTGAAATATTTGAGGAGCATCCGTCAACCTTCTTACGATACCATGGCGGAATCGAGCGAGCCGTCAACTTGTATCCTAAATCCAGAAATACCAAAACCCAAGTGTTTTGGTTTTACGGAGGTACCGGTTCAGGAAAAAGTTTTGAAGCGAAAGCCTTCGCTGAGTCAAAGGGAAAAATTGATGAACCGAGCGATGACGTCGTCTTTTACAAAGACCCGTCGTCGAAATGGTGGTGCGGTTATCATCAACAAACGACCGTTATAATTGATGATTATCGTTGTGATTTTTGCACATTTGCTTCATTATTAAGGTTGTTTGATGAATATCCGATGTCAATTGAAATGAAAGGCTCTTCGACTCAATTTAATTCAGGATATATTATTGTTACTGCACCAAGACCTCCTGATGAAATGTGGGGTCATAGGACATCTGAGGATTTGGGTCAATTGATGAGGCGTATTGACGTAATTAAACGTTTTGAAATTGTTGACGGTGAACGAGTTGTCACTGTCGTGAAGTAGTTTAATTTTAAGTTATGAGATGTAGGATAGCGAACTCATAAATAAATTGTTGATTTTTAAAAGTTAAAAATAATATGTCAGGACGTAAGAGATCATCTGCAGGAGGAGCTACTAAGGCACAAATTGCTGCTGCTATTAATGCCCGTCGTAATGCCCGTTTTCCGTATTCTAAGTACGGCGCGGCGCATTTTTTAAGGGGCAGTGAAGGTAGTTTGTCACAATTTGGTAGTTCTTTTAAGAGTGCTACTCCTGCTCAGAGGACATTTCGTAGGTCTACAGGATTTGTTGGTCGTGGTATGTATCAATCGAATAGAGGAGCTTATGCTGGTAGAGCATTGGGAGGTATGCTAGGTGGCATGACTAAAATTCCTGGATTATCTCAGGCAGGTGCACATCTTGGCAGCATGGCTGAAGATAAGATTATTTCTTTGATTAAAGGAAGAGGTGCGTATACGAATTCTTTGATTACAATGGGAGGACCTACTGAAGGTGTCCCTAGTTTTCAAAGTGCTGGTGACGAGACTGGTGCTCTTCGTATTACTCATAGAGAATATGTTACTGACGTATACGGAAATCCTCTTGTTAGTGGTAGTTCCACTATGGCAACTCCATTTGAGTTGCAGGCTTTTTCTTTAAACCCTGGTTTAGAGAAAACTTTTCCTTGGTTGTCTCAGATTGCTGCCAATTATGAGGAATACGAAATGGGTCAATTGATTTTTACATATCGCAGTACAACTTCCGACATTGGATCATCATCTAATGGACAAGTTGGTACTGTAGTTATGTGTACGAATTATAATGCTGCTGCTCCTGTTTTTACTGAGAAGAAAACTATGATGGAGTATGACGCTGCATCTAGTTGCAAGACTACTGAACCTATGATGCATGGTATTGAATGCGATCCGAGGAAGAAGTCAGGTTCTGAAGGAAAGTATGTTCGTACAAATCCAGTTTTGGTTAACGAAGATTTGAAATCATATGACCATGGCACATTTCAGCTTGCTATATCCGGTTCACCTGCTGGATTTGCTAATCAGTCTATTGGCGAACTTTGGGTTTCGTACACTGTTATTTTGAGGAAGCCTAAATTTTATACTACCCTTGGATTATCTATATCACGTGATTTTTTTGTTAGTGGCGGCGGTGAGACAACCGCGTTACCTATTGGTACTCAGTCGTTGTTACTTTCTGGTCAGCAAAACAACATCGGGTGTAGTTTGTCGTTGTCGACGAACAATATTTTGGTTACTTTTCCTGCAGGATATTCGGGAAATTTAATTTTGAAATTTTTTTCTGAAGGACCGACTGCAACAATACCTCAGGTTGCGTTTGGTAGTGGGTTTACTACTACTGGAAATATTGTGTATTTGAGGGATATGTATGCCTCTGGTGGTGATTATGTTGATGGACCTAACTATTTTTTTGTTTCTAATGGAACGAATCAAGTTACCGTTGAGTTGCATTTTAACGTATCAATTGCTACTAATGCTATTAACAATAGTATTAATATACCATTTACTGGTGCTACTGCTGCTCCTAGTCAGTCGGCGCTTGAAATTTTTGAGTATAACACTTATCAGAGACCGGCTGGCATTGCTACATTTATTAGTGGATCATCTGGACCTAAACAGTCTAACATCAGCGCTGCCCCAGTGCTGATTGACATTAGCGGTGCTGTAAAGATTCCAGTTTAAAGTGATAAAATGGAAGAAGTTGTTAGTTTAAAAAAAAAAGTTAAGAAAGTAGTTCGTAAAGTAAAATTAGTTGATCCACGTGTGGAGTGTGCTCTTTTTTTACTTGAACTTGCTCGACTAAAAAAATGAATTTATTGAGATATTTTGAAGATTTTCATTTTGAAGTAAGTTTCACGAAGATAAAAATTGTGTGTCCATTATTTAAGTTAGATGTAGATATTGAAAGTCGGAAGGCTGAATTTGTTTGGGTAAATTAAAAATAATGGAAGTTGTAGACGAAGCTGTTGATTTGCGTGACGAATATCGTTCTTTGTTATCTGTTTGTAGTATGCGTCTTGCTGCGAATCAAGATACTAAAGATGTTAACAAATTAATTGTTGAATACGATGACATGATTAATGCCTTTAATGAAGCTGTGTTTCTTAGTTTAGAACTTGGCGGTATTGATCATGTTGCGTGCAGTATTAAAAGTGATTTGATTAATTTTAAAGTTCGTGTTGACGAAGCTGTTGCTGATTTGAAGTGTAAAATTAAAGGCGATTATTTGAAAAGAGGTGTTGATGAACAACTTATTGATAGTACACTTAGTTATATTATTGATATTTAAAATAATATGGATAGGATTATAAGTGGTGAACAATTGATGTGTTGTATGTGTGATATGATATTAGATTATAATGACACATATTTTTTTCCTGTTTTGTGTTACAGTCTCTATGGCGTAAATGCTCATAAAATATGCAACAATTGTTGGTGGACGCTTTTTGCTGTAGAGGGTGGTAATCATCCTTGTCCAGGTTGTATTAGGCATATACCTATATATCT